TTCCTGTTTGAACTCTTCAAACAGCTTCCGCATTTCACGTTCAAGCTCTTCCATGTTTGTCCCGCTGCCGACAGTGATGTGCGGCGAAAAGACAAACTGGAAATCCTTGATGCTGCTGGAACTTCCGCCGTCACCGCCGCCCGCGGCGCGGTAGGCACTGGACGGCATATCCGGCAGGGTTTTCTCGGTGTCCCTCTGCGGCAGCATATAGAGCGGTGTTCCGGTGTCGGTCAGAACACCGTTTTCCCAGCTCGACAGCACCGTGCCGCCATTATAGGTCTTGGCCGCTTCGGTCAACATAGAGGTGATCGTGCTGTTTCCGCCAAAATACTTGTTCAGTACCAGCGGGGCAACATCAGCGGCAATGCTGGTAGCTGCCAGAGCCAGAGAGCCGTCACCGGCCAGCGAGTTGTTGGCGACCGTCCACAGCATAGATGCTGCGTCCCCCGCCGTGCGGATGCCGTTGGAGCGCAGAGCGTAGTCGGCATAGGCTTTGGAGAAGTCGATCAGGTTGTCCAACTTCTCGTTGCCCGTTGCACTTGCGCTGTTCTCCGCAGATTCTTTCGCGGTCTGGTACGTTTCAGCCGGAACATCGGGTGCTTCCGTGGCGGGCGGCTGTGCCACATCCTGCTGCGACAGCATATAGAGCGGTGTTCCGGTGTCGGTCAGAACACCGTTTTCCCAGCTCGACAGCACCGTGCCGCCGTTGTAGGTCTTGGCCGCTTCGGTCACGGCCTTTGTTATCGTGCTGTCACTTCCCAGATACTTGTTCAGGATGATGGGAGCAACGTCGGCGGCGATGCTGGTCGCCACCAGCTCCAAGGAGCCGTCCCCGGACATGGCGTTGTTTGCCACCGTCCACATCATCGACACCACATCACCGGTGGACTTGATGCCGTTGGAACGGAGTGCATATTCTCCGTATGCGTTGGAGAAGTCGATCAACTTGTCCAGCTTTTCCTTGCTTCCGTCGGTGAAACCGCCGTTCGCAAAATACTGGACGTTCTGCACACCGGCTGCGCGGGTCGCATCCTCACCGGACACGCCCAACATACGGCCAGCCCGCACCCAGTTTTCCACGTTGCTGTCATGGACACTGGGCTTGAAAGAAATGACGGCTTCTGTGCCAGCTTCACCGGCGATACTCACCCCGCGGGTAAAGCCGCCGTTTGCGAAAGCGGGCATTGCCACTTCCGACAGGTTGAAGCCGAATGTCTTACCAGCGAAGTTCTTCGCCACCGGGACATTTTCAAGCCACTGTGGAACCGTGAACGAGAAGCTATTCAGAGCGCGAATGATGCCGTTGACGACCGTAATCGTCACCGACACGATGCCCTTTATCAGCCCAACGATGGACTGAATCACAGGCTCGATCACCGGCAGCAGGCCGTGGATCACATCGACCACCAGCTTGATCGCATTTATCAGTGTCGTGCCGACCAGACTGATAATCATGCTTATCAGCGGCGACACCGCCGGGAACAAATCGTTTACCGCGAAGCTCAACACATCTGCCAACAGCGGCTTAATGTGGTTCACGCCGAGGTCTACGATCTGACCGATCAAGCCCTTTACCGATTCGATGATTGGGATCACTGCACCGAACGTAGTCCCTAGATCGTCAATTCCGAGGATGCTCTTTCCGCTTAACCCTTGCTGGATGTTTTGCAGGTTTTCCAGTGAGAAAGCATTGCTCAAGGTATCGTGGATGTTCCCCGCGATGCCCTGCACTTTCCCGGTGAATCCATCAAAGAGCGTCAGGCCCTTTTCGCCAAACACCTGTCCGATGATCTGGCGAATGTCCTCGAAGTGATCTCCCAGCAGACTGACCACCGCGATCACAGAACCAAGACCGGCGATCACCGGGCCGAATGTGGACATAAGGCCCGCGAAGATATTGAAGCCGCCTTTCAGGACGGGCGATGCCACAGCTTTACCCAGCCCGAACGCTTTGCCGCCGAAGTCCGCCACGCCGGACACAGCCTTGCCAACTTTCGTCTGACCCGCAATGCCCTTGATCTGCGTCCACGCTTCGCCGCCGCTCTTCGTGGCGGTGCTTGCCGCCATGCTAGAGATCACGCTGTTCAGCTTAGAACCGGGGGCAATGTTCAATCCGTTCAGGAAATTCACGCCACCCTTTGCAATGCCGCCTTTGATCCCGCCGGGAATGTCGGACAGGAATGTACCAACATTCGCCGCCATCCCGGACAGCTTCTTTCCGGCTCCCGTCTGCGCAAAAATGCTTCCGAGTGCCGATAGCGACGCATTACCTTTCGTCATAGCGGTGCTTGCCGCCATGCTAGAGATCACGCTGTTAAACTTCGATCCGGGAGCGATGTTCAGGCTGTTCAGGAAGCCAACGCCCTGCTTCGCAATGGTTCCGGGAAGATTTGTAACCGCCGTTCCGATCCGGGTTTTCCCCACATCACTTGCGGCAACCGCAATTCGGTTCAGAGCCGGGAAGCTCTGCCGGATGGTCTGCCCGCGTTCCGATGCGCCCATAACGTCTCGAACAAAGTCGATTTTTGTTTTTCCATCGTTCTTTGTCAGGCCGGTAAAGTTTTTCAGTGTAGCCCACAGGCCAACACCCGCACCGTTCGCCTTAGTCGCAATATTTTTCAGGAACGAGTTTTGCGGCTGCGGGCCGATGGACGGAGACTGGATGCCCGCCATCTGTGCGCCGTAGCTCATGCCGCTGGCAATGGTGCGGATGCCGTTGAAAATCTTCCCGCCGCCGGTGGTGGCCCCGCTCACGTCCTTTGTGACCCCGCTGACGACTTGAAGAATCTGCGGTGCGAACCTCATACCAGCCCACGCCGCACCGATGCCGCCGATTGTGGCGGCTACCTTGTCGCCGTTATTCAGCAGGTACTCGATTACTTCCTTTACCCGTGCCGTTATATCCGGCAGGGCTGCGCGGAAGTCGTTCAGCTTATCAAGCCCAAACCCCGCAACGTCTTTCAGAATTGGCAGGAAATTGTTTCCAACCTCGATACGGACAGCCCGCCATGCGTTGCTCAACATTTCCAGTACGGATTCGGAGGTTTCGCATTTCAGCATAAACTCCTTGTACATACTGCCAGTGTATTTAGAAGCATCGCTTACATCGTCCAGCGTGTCCACGAACAGTTTGAGGTTTCCGGTCAGCTTTGCGCCGCTCTCAATGGCCCATTGGCCGAGCAGCGTTTTCAGATAGCCAACCTGTTTATCCTCGTCCTGCTGGCCTATTGCTGTGAAGAGCCGTTTCAACGCTTCCGGTGCAAGGGACTTGCCGTTTGCATCGACCTTTTGCATATCTTTCGCAAACTGTGTCGCGCTGAACCCCAACTCTTCAAAGGCTTCATGCTGTGCCTTTGTTGCTTTGGAACCCATCGTCAAGTTGGTGTACATACGGCGAATGGACGTTGCGACTGTGTTTGAGTTTACGCCCATCGCCAGCAGAGCGGTGGACAGGGCCGCCGTTTGATCCGTGTCCATACCGGCGATCATGCCAAGGGAGCCGGTATCGTTCACCGTCTGTGCAATTTCTGCGGCGGTCGTCGCATAATGCGCACCCAGATAGTTGATCTGGTCGGCCAGCTTCATGACACCCTCATGATCCGTATCAAACGCAACTTCCCACTTTGCGGCCCAGTCGCCCGCCTGATCTGCGGAAATGTCCATAGCCGTTCCCATTTCGGCAACGTCTTTCAAGAACTGCTCCTTGCCAAGCAAGTCGTCCATGTTCTTGCCGGACTGACCAGCAGCAGCCGCAAGGCGGGTCAGCTCTTCGGCGGTGTACGGAATCTGGGTGCTTAAATCAAGAATGCCTTTCGACATTTCATCGTAGTTTTCCTTGACGACTTTTCCGTTGTCGTCCGTCAGGCCGCTAACGTACTTTGTCACATCCAGCATTTCGCTTTCAAACGCCACCGCTTCTTTCGTGGTGTTCACCACTCCCGCGGCTACGCCACCGGCGGCGGCTACTGCGCCTTTGGCAATATTCGCCGCGAACTTCGATGCTCCGTTTGCAACGCTCCCGATCTGCGTGTTCGCCAGCTTAACCGCTTGTGCAAGCGAATTGTCAACGTGACCGCCGATCAGGATGGAAAGCTCTAGTTCTTGATTTTTTGCCATTCCTCCGCAACCTCCCCGTGAATCTCCACCAGCTCACGCACAGGCAAGTTCAGGTAAAAATCTGCGCTTGTGTGCGTGACTGTGGCGAGAGCTATCGCCGCCTTTCTGATTGTTTTGTAGCCGCCCTTTAAGCGAAAAAATCCTTGTGGTTGACACCTGCGCGGAGCTGCACAGCTTCCGACAGGGGCAGGCCGAGGAAGAACGCAACATCCTTGCCGGTCGCCATAGAAGCGATCAGGCAGCAGTAGTAGTAGTTCAGGGTCTTTTCTGCTGCGCGAATGTCCTCTTCCTCCATGCGGTTCTCCGCCTGACGGACATTCATGCCGGTCATGTTGGCGACACCGGACAGATCAACGGAAGTGTAGGTTTCGCCCTTGTAGGTATAGGGCTTGCCGAACTTCATGACGTGGCTATGATCGTCCTTGTCGTCGCCGTCCTCTGCCGTCGCGCTGCGGAGGGATGCCTGTACGGTCTGGCGTACCTTTTTGCTTGCGCCGATGGGAAGCAACTGGAAGAACTCAATGGGGAGCTTCGTTGCTGCTGCGGCCAGAGCGTCGGTGTATGCGGTGGCAGTTTCGGGGGTAATCATCGCGGCCAGCTCACCCTCGTTGTACAGCTTCTTGATGATAAGCACCGCGTCCTTGATGGTCAGGCCGTCCAGACCGGACAGGTCGATCTCGGTATACTCCTTGTCGTCGAACTTATAGGGACGGGCCAGCTCGATGATCTTCGGGTTCTTCTTGACCTCTGCGGTTTCGGTCTGCTCTGCGGCGGTAGAAATGTTCTTCTCCATGATGAAGTTTCCTTTCTGTCAGATACAAAAAATTGACCGCCCCGGTCTTTCGGGGCGGTCATTCGTTTCCTTTGGGATCAGATCAGAGCGGCAACGTCTGCCAGCATATCCTCACCCTGCACACGGTAGATACCGTTCAGCTTGTCGATAGCGATAATCTCTTCGCCGTCGTTCTCGATCATCAGGTAGGTCAGTTCGAGCTTGGCCTTTGCTTCCATGCCCTCGCCCGCCTTGATCTTGCCGGGAGTGAACTCCTTGACACGACCGACCTCAACGATGCGCAGGCCCTTGTAGGCATAACCAAGGCTCTTATCGACCGCCTGCTGTGCCACACGGAAAGTCAGATTGACCTGACGTTTCGGGGACAGGACGTTGACAAAGCTCGAATACACGAGGTTGAAAGAAATCTCCTGCTCGATGCTCTCAAACTGGCCGATATTCGGTGCGGAGATTTTGCCGAGGATGCCAGAACCGGAAACGTCAATAGTTTCCGAGGTGATCTGCGGCAGGGTGATCTCCGGGGCCGTGCCGATTGCTTTCACGCCGTCAATGTAGACGTTGAAGCTGTTGACAATTTCCGGGGTCAGGTTAGTATCCAGTGCCATTGTTTATTTCCTCCTTTCTCTTTTAGCCGCCCAGCGCATCAGAGATTGCGTTGGGATCGAACTCCACCAGCTCTTCGATGTCCTCTGCCGGGTTGAACGGAGACAGATACTTGTGGAAAGTAATGCAGCCGTTCAGCAGCGAGGTGGTGGGATTCTCGCTTTCGATGTACTGAATCTCATGGCGGGCGCAAATGCCACGGCTGACAAAGCTGTTTCCGCGCACATTCTCGCTGTCCACCAGAGCTTCGATCAGACGCTTGTTCAGAGGATCATCGACCTTCTGGAAGTAGGTCTGAATGAACGTGTTGTCGTCCCAGCTCATAAAGCGGCGGACGCTGAACCAGCGATCCTTGGGGTCGGTAGTGCCCGGATACGCTGCGGTGTTGTTGCCCCACAGTCTGAAACCGTTCATGTTCAGCCACGTTGCCACGCCGAACGAGTTGACGACGTTCGCCTGTTCCTGATCCAGCAGCACCTCCGTACCGTCTTTCAGGCAGGCGGCAGAGATTGCCAGCGTCTTGTTGGACGGGCTGACATGAGGAATGTCGCCGTTGGCCGCATCGGTCGCCACAGTCAGTGCCGCCGCCATAGCGGAGCCAGCATAGCGCGTATCACCCACCTTGGCATACAGCCAGACAGGGTAGCAGTTCGGGCTAGTGACCGCCTGCTTCTCTTTCTGCTGCTTTACCTCGGTGTATGTGGTTGCGCCTGTGGCAGAGCTGTCAATATCCACGATACAAACAGCTCGGAACACGCCGTTGATGTTGCCGGTTTTCGCCTGCAAGCCAGCGGCAACGGTAGCATTCTCCGACCAACCGGGAGCCAGCAGAATACCGGGGGTCATGTTCAGCGCGGGGTAAATCTGACGGATTACCTCCATGCCGGTTTCTACGCCCTTGGCATTCACACCGCCCACAATGTCGGCGGCGGTAACGGCATCGGGGTCGATCTGCACACCACTCACGGTCAGGCTGGTTGCGCTCGCGGCCTTTCCGCCGGGGATGATGGCAATGGTCACATAACCGTCATCGTCAAAGGCTGCGGTGTAGTCCGTGCCAGCGGTCAGGGTCGTAGATGCGGACTTGACAACCAGCTTGTCCAGCAGAATGTCTTTCTGCTCCACAGTTGCAACGCCACTGTTGACCTGCACGGTGGTTTCTGCCATGTCCTTCTTGTGCTTGTTGGGGTCGAGGACGTTAATCAGGATCACCGGCGCAACGCCCATCACCTTGAAACAGGCCCCCATGCTCTGACAGATGGTGTACTTGTCGTAGTCGTTGCTATAACCGACCGCTGCGGTCGCACCTTTCAGGGTGTTTGCCAGCATCGGGGTGTTGGTGCAGTGATAGGGGTCGCTGGCGCGGTTGATCGGCGCAGTACCGATCACCACCTGCAAACCAGCGGTAGACTGTACCGGTGCAACAACACCGGTCGGCTGCTCAGTGACGTAAACGCCATGCTTATAAACTGCCATGCGTTACTCCCTCCTTTAGTTCAGTGCCGCCTTAACCGCGGCAAAAATAATACCCGCGCCGCTCTTGGGGTTTTCCAGAGCTGCGCGAGTATTTGCGAAGTCGGCGATGGGAACCATCAGGCCCCGTGCCGCCGGGATTCTGTTCAGGAAGTCAGTCACCGCATCCGGCAGCGCGTCGCCGTCGCTGTACACGGTAAACTGCTTCACAGTGTTCTTTACGGACGGGCCACAGTACACAACAGGGCCGGTCTTTTTCACCGCTGCGGTATTCTCTGCGGCGGTCTGCTTTCTCTCGCTCATATTAACACCTCAATTTCCGGGTTGTTCTCGCTGCTCATGCTGGGGCAGGTCACGTCCATCTGCACGGTAGCGAAGTAGTACGGACTTGTGTTATCCTGCTGGATCGCACAATCAATGGGGAGCAGCACGTTGAAGTAATCGCCAAAGACGTTGTAGACGCGGAAATGCTGGGCCAAATCCTGCATGATGTTGTACAAATCCAGCACCGCCGGGGCTTTCATGTCCCGCGCTCCCTCCGCCTTATTGCGGCTGGGTGTCTGGTATGTACAAATAATCAGGCTCATGTCCACCAGTTCCGGTTCTTCCATCTTGTCGATGCTCCAACCTGCGGCCTTGACCAGAATAAACGGGGCGGCGGCGGCTACTGTGTCCACATCTTCGTCGTTGCCGAAGTCGGTCGGAAATTCAAAGTCGAAGATGTTGAGCGGCTTATCTTCGCCCTGACCGCTGAACGTCTTGCCCTCAAAGAGTTTTTCAAGCTCTTCGTGCAGACACTTCACAGCGTCAACCGGCGTATAGTTTCTTTCTCTCACTTTGCTTTCCTCCCGGCTTGCAGCAGAATCTTGGACACCTCATGCTGTAACCGCTCCTGCAAGATGATCTCGCTGTCCGGCTCCACCTCTTCCCGCCATACCGTACTGTGCATAGCACTGGCCGACGGGCTGGACATGGTGTAGAGTTTTTCTACGATGCCGTTCCTGTTCCTCCATCTTGTCGATTTCGGGTTTGTCGCCGGACGACCGAGAATCCTCTGCACCATGCCAACGTGTCCACTGTCGAACTTCACCAGAAAGCCCTTACTCGCCTGACCGTAATCGGTCTGTCCGCCGGTCAGCGGGGCCATCGGATTTTTCTTCAAGACACGGGAGGTGTGGAACTCAGGCGACAAAACCCAGCTTGTTCCCATGTGAGGAACAGCCGGGTTTGACTGAAAATCGCCCAGATCGTTTCGGCGGCTGGAAATAAAAATCTCCGCCGTGGGGTTCTGCGTCGTCGCCCTGTTGCGGATTTTCAACGCATTCAGGTGACGGCGACCGGCGGAATTGACGGCGTACCGAAGCCGTGCCTGCCGAACCATCATGTTCTTGGCTCTCGTGGCGGTCTGGTTGACTGCATTCTTCATGGCTCTGGGAGCCTTGTCATGCAGATCGCCGAGCGCACGTTCCACCTCACCGATGTTTGGCACTTGCACGTCATAGATTGCTTTTGCCATTACTGCCGCACCCTCTCCAACGTGACCAAATACAGACCATGTTCTGTCTGGCAGCTCTTCACCGAGTAGGTGATCTTGTCGTACTCCATCGGTTTCCCGATTTTAGGAGCAGGGCCATAATCAGCAACGCGAACAAAAAACTGCTTTTGAGAAATATACAGTCCTTGGTCGAAGTTTTGTTTGGCTCCGGCTTCCCAGTGCGACTTGCGTTCTCTCAGGTCTACCTCATACGGCACAACATCGAACTCTTCTCCGTCGATGGTGTGCTTTTCGACAAACTCTTGAAAGAAAACCTCGTCAATGTCAGCCATTGCCATTTCCAGAAAGTCGGTCATGGTCGCACCCGTTTACTCCGCAGAGGTCTTGCGGGCCTTCCTGCGGGGCGTTTTGTCCGCCGCGGCGGGGTGCGGTTCAGGCTCGTTGCCGTCGGCATCTGCCTGTTCCACAATCTCGCGGGTTTCCTCGTCCGGTTCGCCATAGACTGCCACGCCCTGCTGCACAAGGCGGTCAGCTTCGGCATCATCAAGGCAAACAAATTCCCCCGCCAGAATCAGCTTGGCGGGGGCGTTTGCCTTGGGACGGTGGCCGTAACCACCGGCGATGATCTGAACGATTTTCATGTAGCTGCTCCTTTCCGGTTTAGCCCACCACGTTTGCGGCGAAGATGTACGGGTTCTTGTTCTTGGGAGCGGCCAGAGGACGACAGCCCAGACGGAGCTTGCGGGTGTCCTTGTCCTGATCCACGACGAACTTCGGAACACGCTTTGCAGCATAGGTCGAGTAGTTCACCTGACCGTAATCCATCTGGGTGATGGAGCCGTACATCATGTGGCCGCAGTTGGGAGCAGTCACCATAGCAGCATCGGCGGGGAAATACTTCTTCGTCAGGCCGTGGTCGTCGGAGTAGGTTTCATCGACGCTGAACACGGTGAGCATGAAGCCGCCGAAGTTCAGAGTGCCCATGAGCACAACACCGTCGTACTTGGAAAGCTGCTGGCGAATCTCGCCGGTGATGATACCACTGTTCTTGTCCAGAAGCCGCTGGGTTGCTTCATCGGTCAGGATGTAGTCAGCAGCATCCGTACCGAGAACCAGATCGGCAGCGGGCAGGCCGCGGGAGGACAGCATACGGCACATATTACGCACATCGCTGCGGTAATCGCCGCCAGTCTCGTTCCACTTCTTTGCCACGGTATACAGGTGGTTACTCTTTTCGCCGGTGAAGAAGCGCACCTGCTTGGTGTCGCCCTGCGTCACATCGTCGATGTACTCCACCATATCGCAGCCGTTGTTAATCATGGTCTGCGCAGCCATCCACTCTTCGCGGCGGGTAATGCGGGCATCCATGTCGGCCATATCATCCACCAGCAGGCGGGCGGCTCTCTGCTGCTCGTCCATGCCGGGATAGATTGCTTCGCCAAAGCCGCGCTTGGTCAGCTCGTCCAGCGTCAGCAGACGGGACGGTGCGATATAGGCGGGCTTGATGCTGGTGATCTCATAGCCGCTGCGGGTCATGGGAATGTCGCCAACACGGGGAGCAACAAACGCGGCCAGTTTGCGGTCGCCATCGCGGTACTCGGTAATAACCTTGTCGGCCTTGAAAATGTCACCTGCACCGGTCGGGAAATAGCGATCTTTGAAGAAGCCGACCGCCGGGACGACCTCTTCAACGGCTGCTGCCAGAATGATGTTGTCGAAGAAATTCAGAAGAATCTCAGCCATTGTATGTATCCTCCTTTCACATCTCAGTCACGGGCAGGACTGCAATGCCGTTCATGCGCAGTGCGCTCTTGTCCGCTTCGGTCATGGTGTACTCGTCCTTGACCACCAGCTTGTCCGGGTTGAAACAGCCAGCCAGATAAACGGTGGTGGTCGCATCGCCGGTGGCCGGGACGGTCACGTCGTCGGTCAGGATGCAGTCAGCGGTCAGCGTGTCGCCGGAAGCTGCGGTGCTGCCCAGAATGTACAGCTTGCCGTCCTTTGCGCTCTTGGCGAACACAGTACCGCGGGTATAGGTCGCTTCTTTACTGCCGGTGCTTGCGATCTTGCCAGCACCGACGCGCTTGGGCGGGGTCAGACCCACGATCAGGTTGTCGTACTCGACCTCGCCCAGCTTTTCACTCAGCATCTTAGTTGCCATAGGTCAGTCCTCCTTTTTGGGGTGCAGCAGGTTCTTGAAAGCGGCCCGCTTCTCGGCATCGGTCGGCTTGGTGTTGGTCACGCCAGTACCGCCCACACCGCCAGCGGTTGCACCGCCCACGGCATTTGCGCCGCTGGCCTGTGCGTCGTCCTGCACATCGTCCAGCAGCTTATGGCCTTTCTTCTTGGCATCCAGAGCGGCGCGGTAGGTAAGCTCCTGTGCGGTGCAAGCCTTTGCGCCATACTTGGCTTCTGCCACCAGCTCGGACGGGATGGTGTCTGCGATCTCGTCAATGGCGGCAAGACGGTCACGTTCCTGCTTCTGTGCTTCTGCACGGGCATCGTTCACGATCTCATTGACCAGATCAGGACAGCCCGCCCGAAGCTCTTCTTTGTTCTTGAACTCCATTTCGGTTCCTCCGTTGTCGTTGTCCGGCTCTTCCGCCGGGTTGCTGTTGTCGGTGGTATTTACAAAACCGTCCTCTGCGGCAGGGGCCACCACAGCGCGGTTTCGTACAAATTCGGGGGCATCGTCGAAAGCACCCGGCACGGCAACGCTGTTGATGAACAGCGCACCGTTGCGGTTTTCGACCTGTGCCTTGGTTTGGTTGCCGGTCGTGACTTCATCCACAAAGCCGTGTTCTTTGGCTTCGTTTGCAGACCACCACGATGTAGCATCCATCCACGCCGCCACTTCCTCGACGGTGTGGCCGGTCTTTTTGGCGTACTGGTTCAGCACGTTGGTACGCATCACGGTCAGCGCATCCATAAGCTGCTGCAAGCCCGCCATGTCCACAAACCCGTTCGGGTTCACCCGGATGGGATGGATCATGTAGGTTGCATCTTCCGCCGCCTTGACCACCTTGCAATGGCTTGCCACGATGGTTGCGGCACTGGCGCAAATGCCCTCGATCTGTGCCGTGACTGTGCCGATCCGGTTTTCCAGCAGCGCACCGATTGCCTGTGCAGCCCAAACGTCGCCGCCGCCGCTGCAAATGCGCACCGTCAAATCCTCCGTTGCCGGGATCGTCGCAAGATCAGCGGCGAACTCTTTCGGGGTCACTTCATCGCCCATCCAGCTCGTTTCGCTGATGTAGCCATAAAGCAGAAGTTCCGCCGTGCCGCCGGTGTCGGCTGCATTGCGGAACTCCCAAAATTTCTTATTATTCGTCTTTGCCGGGGTCGCCGCCGTTCCGTTCAGGAACAGCGGTTTGCTGTTGTGCTTGTGCTCCTGCAATTTCGTCCACCTCCCGTTTCAGTGCGGCTTCGGATTTCCGTTGCCGCATATTTGCTTCGTAACTTCCGCCGGTCATTTGGGCGGTTTCCTGTGCTGCCGTAGAGAAGCCGCTGTTCACCCGCATCTGGGCGGCTGCGGCTTCATCCTTGGGGTTGAGGTTTGTCCGTGCCGGGCCGTTCCATGTGCAGTTCATGTAGGCCGCGGCCACAGCCGGGTCAACCAGAAAACCGGGGGCTTTGATCCTGCCCTTGCACACAGCTTCCCGGAACCATGCTTCGTAGACCGGCTGGCAGAAATAATCTGCAAACCAGTCACGGTGCATCCCGGTTGTTCGCCAGAACTCGTTCAGTGCGCCCCGCGCCGCTGAGTAACTTGTGCTGAACTGTTTGTAAAGCACCTCGGACGGAATTTCCAACGCTGCGGCCATCTGCTTCACAATGGCGTTCATGAACGCTTCAAATCCCGTGGTCGGATGTTTGGGGTCTGCAAACTGTACATCTTCGCCGGGATTCAGGTCGATAAACGCGCCGGGAGCCAGCTCTACACTGGTTTTGTCCGGGGCATCCACTTGCACCTCCGGCGGAAGCATCTCGCCAAACGGTATCTCGTCAGACTGATCCGTTTTCTTGATGAAAACCGTGAACATGGCACTGACGACCGCTGCGGTCAGTTCTGCGTCCGTGAAGCGGCCCAGCTGCTTCAAACTTTCCAGCACCGGAGCCAGCAGCGGCACTCCCCGTACCTGACCGGCGCGGTCACGCTGCATCAGGCACAGGATGTTTTGCCGCCCGGTCTTTGCGCCGTAGGCTTCCACCCTTGTCCAGTGTGATGCTGCAAGGCCAGCCGCCGCCGTGCTTGCCAGCGGGTGACGGTCGCAAATCCAGTAGGCAACGACCATTCCCGCTGCATCGGTTTCAACACCTTGCACGATCTTTTCAACATGGCGACCGTTGATCTCGCAAGGCGAAAGCACATCCATAAAGCCGGGCGAACATAACCGGTCGGCTTCGATGATCCGCAGCCGCAGATCATACGGCACACCGGGCGACTTCTTGTTTTGCAGCACTGCCACAGCGTCACCGTTCAGCAGGAAACCCGTGAACACGAGCTGTTGGAGCATATAGAAGTTATCGAGCCGGTCTGCATCGCAGGTCGGTTTGTTCGCCCACAGGCCAAACTCCCGTGCGATCTGGGCGTTGATCTTCTGGGCTTCTTCATCGGAGATACCCAGAAAGGCGTTGTCGATCTGGGGTGTCGGGGTCAAGCCGCCGCACACCACGTTGGTGCGCATCGTCTTGATTGCACCGGTCGCCAGCGGAACGCCCATAAAGGCATCGCGGCTTCTTTCCCGCAGGACTCGAAGATTATCCTCGATGTCCTCTTTCGGGCTTCCTCCGTGCCATGTCCAGCCCCGCATGGATTTCTTGTGCAGACTGGCTCCATAGTTGGAGTAGCCCGAATTGATTGCCCGTATTGCCGACTGTGCGGCAGCACGTTTCACCGCCCGCTCCGGGGCAATCGCCGTGAGCAGGCTATCAAACATTCCCATGTCAGCCCTCCCTTACAGGTCACGGGGTACAAAATGCCCCATCCGGTTCCTGCCGTTCCGCTGACGGGAAAGTTCCGTCACCTTGTTCGACCAGTATTCGATTCGTTTACCGATCTGCGTCAGGTCGGCTTTGGTCAGCGACCGGTTGCCGATCTGGTAGCTCTGGCCGTGCGATACGCTCTCTTCGGCGGCTACCCAAACGTCCAGCATCCGTTGTGCTGTTTCCAGCGTAATTCCTGCCATTTAGATACCTCCCGAAAGTTGACGACGGCCCCGCGCTTTCTTGACCGGCTGGACGGTGGTTCCGTCTGCGTCCGTCTTTTTCAGCACAGGGCGAGAAATGGCAAGAGCCGCGGTTGCGTAATTGCGCAAGTCCAACGGCTCGTTTCGTTTATGCTCTTTGTCTTTGATTTCCCAGTATTCTTTCAAGCGGCCTTTCACAAACCGCACCACTTTCTTCTCAGCCGTTAAGCCCTTGAAGTATCCCTCCGTGTAACCTGCTTCCGGGTTGGACGGGAAATGGCAGTAGTTCGGTCCGGGGGTCTTGACCTCCAACCGCTGGTAGATGGTCGTCTTGCCAGCGTCAACGCCCAGAATGAACAGCTCCGCCTTGACGCGGTTGTTCTTGGACGGGTTGCGGATGAACGGAACGCCGCTGCCGCCCATGCCCTTGATCGCAAAGATACGGCGGTTAAGCCGCTCCTTGGCGAACCGGTACACAGCATCGGTGTGGTGTCCACCGGAGTCGATGCAGGTAGCCAGCAGCGGGTAGGCTGTACCATCCGCCTTTTGCCATGTTCTGAGCAGGAAATTGTCGAGGTCGTCCCACACCTGATCCGACAGCATATCGCCGTAGATTTTCTGGTAGCGGATGCCCCAGCTCTCCACACCCTCGCCCCAGCCGACCACCTCAACTTCAAAGCGGTCGTCCTGCACGTCAACACCGGCAGTAAGATACAGAACATCGTCCGGCACTTCTGCGGCGTAGATTTCGCGGCGGTTGAACAGCTCGGTGTCCTCCAACTGGATTCCATGCTCTTCCCACGTTTCGCCCAGCTCGGTGTTCACCCAAACTTTCATCTGTTCGGGGTTGCCGTGGTCAAGGGCGATCTTGGCTTCTATGAACTTCTGCACGACCTCTTTCCAGCCCACAAAGGTTGAAGCCAGCGTGTTCAGGTGAAATCCTCTGGCTTCTGCGCCGGGGTTGGCTGCAACGTACTTGCCGTGAATGCCCTGCTCTTTCCACCGGTATTCGTTGGCGATGCAGCCGCACTCCCGGCAGACGTAGCTCACACCCTTGTCAAGATCGTCCGGGTCAAACTTGACGTTCTCCCAGAGGAACGGCTGGTATGCTCCACATTCCGGGCATGGTACGTTCCATTCCTCTTGCGTAGAAAGCAAGTAGGCATCCTCGATTCGGCTGTCTCCCTTGATGGTGGGAGTGCTGACCATGACGGTCTTGTAGTCCCAAAAGGTCGTCTGGCGTTTCTTTGCCAGATCAAGGGGATCGCCCTCAGTTCCCGCGCTCTTTGGGTAACGGTCGATCTCGTCCGCCAGCAGCACCTTGATGGGGCGGCTGGCAAGGCTGGACGGGCTATTTGCACCCACAATGGTGATGTGTCCGCCGGGAAAATTCTTCTTCATGACGGTGTTGCCAGCGTACCGGCTCTTGGTATCTACAAGGCCGGTAAGCCGTGGCGTGTCCCGGATCATGGGAGCAATGCGGTCTTTCGAGAGCGTTTGTCCCATGTCAAGGGTCGGCTGCATACACATCACCGGACAGGGTGCATAGTCCATGTAGTAGCCCAACGGGTTGAGGATGAAAGCATCCGTCTTGCCGATCTGCGCTGCTGACATGACGACGACCGACCGGACGTGAGGATCGCCAATGGCATCCATGATAGCCCGCTGGTAGGGGGCTTTCTCTGTATGCCACCGCCCCGGCTCTGCGCTGGACTCAGCGGACAGCACCCGGTACTTGTCCGCCCACTGGCTGACGGTCAGCGGCGGTGGCGGACGGAGCTTGCTCAAAACCTCCGCGAACAGCTCCACGGTCTGCGGTTCAAGTTTTACGATCCGTTTCTTCTTCACGTTTCGGCTCACCCCTGACGCATTCCGGGAACATACACAGGATAAGCCGCTGATGGATGCGCTTACCCCACGGACAGCCCTTGCACTCGCTTCCGGGTTTATCCGGTTTTTTCTCCGTCTTGCTCATCTTCATCATCCTTTGGCCGCTCCAATGCGACCTGATAATTTGAAAACTCTTCCATGATCTCGTGGAGGGAGCTTTGCAGCAAGTCCATGATCTTGTCCTCGTCGCCGTCCAGCTTGGCGATGTTCGCCGCCAGCTTGTTCGGCAGGGCAAGCAATCTCGAACGCAGGTTCATGACGATGGTGGTCATGCCGGTCATAATATCCGACTTGCGGTAAAGCTCACCGTTCCGCACCTTGTTCTCGGTTTCAGCAGCGATCCGCTTTTCCTTGGTCAGCTTCGCCCGCTCTTCGTTGAGATCAGCCTTGCCGCCCTCGTCGCCCCGCAGGTAGTTGATGTATCGCCGGACGCTGGAACGTAGATCGTATAGGCCGGGGGCTTTCTCTTCCAGCACCCCCTCGTCCCGGAGCTGGCGTACCCGGCGTTCGGACAGGTCAAGATACTGCGCCACTATCTTTGTCGTGTGGAGCTTCTTCTTCATCCTCTTCGTCCCCCTCCGGGTCTATATCCACTTCACCGGTCGCCCGCATCTTTGCAATGTCAAGGCGGGCCAGTTCCAGAGCGTACCGCTTTTCAAATTCTTCTTGCTGTCGAATCTGCGTCGTAAGAGAAATGATTCTGCCAGAAACTTTGTTCAGAGCTTCCCGCAGTTGGGTCACTCGGACAAAGGCACTGTCCTTGTTGACCATCGCCATCTTCTGCACGGCACTGTCCGCCGTTTTGCCCTCGGCATCCGGGCCGGGTTTGCGCATATCGGTGATGGTGGCTGTGAACAGTTCTTCCGGGTTGCACTTCTCGTACTCCGCGATCTTTTCCATGATGTGCCGTTGCTGAATCCGCAGCAGCTTCAACTCATAGGCGTTGTTCGCGCTGGCCCCGATGGGTATCGCGTCCAGCCATGCCCGTTCCTCTTCGGTCAGCTTGTCAAGGTGGATAGTGCTATACGCGCCGTCTTTCTCGGCGTTGGTGTTGCCGTCCGGCGCACCGCCGCCGGGGTTGCCTTTGGCGTTCTTCTTGCCCCGGCTGTTTTTGTTGCCGGGTTGCCCGCCGCGCTTGCGCTCTATGGCATCCTCCCACTGGTCGATCTTCTTCCAGTTGCGAACCGTGCCGTAGGTCACGCCCAGCGTGGCCGCAAACTCTTTGAGGTTTATCTTCTCGCCCGATCGCCGCCGCTTGACGTACTCAGCCTTGGCGGTGTCGCGCTTGTCGTTCCGCTTCGGCATCCTGCATCACTCCTGCACCCCGTTTCTCGAATCCGCGCAAAAGAAAAAGCCCCACGACATAACGCCGTGGAGCTTCGCTTACTTTTCACTGTACCCATTATACCCGGAAAAGTGTATCACAGTGTATCATTTTGAAAATTTTCCCGAAAAAATCCCCCCTAACTTTTTCAGCCCCCCTCCGGGGAAGTGCAAAAAAGCCCCTATACCTAGAAAATTTTCGGGCTTTCGGACCCGTGAGTGGAAGAATCTTCCTTCCCAGTACCTTGCCGGTGGTCTGGAAAATGGTAGAAAAAGGAAGAAAAGACCGAAAAATCGGACTTTTTCAGTCGTCAAAATCGCCAAAAATCCGGGAAAAGTCCCGCCAAAACAGCCCAAAACCCCGGCAAAATGACGGAAAAACGGCGGCAAAACACCGGCGGCGGGCATCCTTTAAGGTATCGCGGGGCGGGCTGAACTGGTGACAGACTGTCACCGCATCGCCCCGGGGCGGGTGCAATCTCCCCGGGGCGGGCCGTCGTCCGCATCGGGGCGGCGCGGCCTGTCCAGATCGGCGGCGATCTCCCCGGCGGCGGCGTGCTGTCCGCATCGACCCGGCGCGGGCGGTGCTGCTGTCCCTCTCCTATATAGCTATGTAGAGCGGGCGGCGGTGCGCTGTCTCCATCGGGGCGGCGCGGGGTGGAGCATAGCGGGCGCGGCGGTGTGTGGCGTGGAGTGTGGGCGGCGGGCGGTGCTGTCCTCTCCTATATAGCTATGTAGGGCGGGCGGTGTGGTATGGGTCGCTGCCCTCAGTGTGGCGGGCGGTGTGCTCCCCATCGGGCGGGCCGTCCCCATCGGCGCGGCGGCATCCTGTCCAGCGTCCACCCCGGCGGCGGTGAGGTGTGCGCCGTGGCCGGTGCAATCTCCCCGGCGGCGTTCTGTCCGCATCGACCCGGCGCGGCGGGCGGTGCTTCTCTCCCTTATACTATGTAGTGTGGGCGGCGGGGTGGAGCTGTCGCCCGCATCGCCCCGGGGCGGGTGCAATCTCCCCGGGGCGGGCCGTCGTCCGCATCGGGGCGGCGCAATTCTGTCCAGATCGGCGGCGATTTCCCCGGCGGCGAGCGGCATCAAACCGCCCACGGAAAACGCCCCGGAAAAATCGCCCCACGGAAAACGGGCAACAAAAAAAAGAGGTAAACGCGGCGCGGGCCGTGTCTACCTCTTTTTTCGCGTCAAATTTTCGGGCGGCTGGAATCACCCGCCGCCGGTGCTGCTGTCGTCCACGTCGGGCGGCTGGAATCCGTCGCGGGCCATTCGTTCCCGCGTGGCTGTCAGAATATACCCCGCCACACTTTCCCCGGAACTTGTCGCCGCGGCGGTCAAATTTTCGTCAAGCTCTTTTGGTATCCGTATCGACTTTGTGATGAATTTTGACAAATAGCGTTCATTCGTTATTTTTTTCTTTTGTGTCAATGGCATTTTGTTCACCTCTTTTCTTTTTTGCTCCATTATATCATTTTTTGCCGGAATGCACCATGCAAAAATCGACGGAATGAATCATGCAATTTTGTGTATTTTGCTGATTTGCATGATTCATGCTTGACATACAGCATGAATCATGCTAGAATGCAATCACAGCAAAGGAAACACCGCAAAACAGAAAAGAGGTTGCATTATGGACGCTGATAAAATGACGATTACCCTTGACACTGAGGACATGAGAACAGTTCTTGCAAGTGTCGGTTTCGTGGTTTGTGACTGGAAAGAAAAAGCCCGTGATGAAAAGGCGGGCAAGATGGCGCATGAATCCGCCGTGCGGAATGTCGAAATGTGGGAAGCGATTTACCAGAACATTCTCCAGCAGATGAGAAATCAGGGTTTCTAAACCCCGCCGGATACCTTGACGGGCCGCACCGCTGAAAGCGACCCGATCCCAACGCCCCGCCGGGGTGAATCAAATCAGAAAAGAGGTGAAAAGCGTGAATAAGGAGTTTTTCAAGCTGCCGAAAGCCGTCAAGCGGGCAGTTTGGGCTGCTCTTCTTGCCGAATGGCAAAAGAAAAAGCCCGCCACCCGGTAAAGGGTGACAGGCTTGCAAGATAGGTTTTCGCATCCCGATCTTGCAATGATTTTACCAGCTTTCGCCGGTAAAGTCAAGCGGACACTTTCAAGGGCTGCACCGCTGCCGCAAAAGCAACCCTATGCCACCGCCCCGCCGGGGTGAATCAAAATCAAAAGGAGATCGAGAACATGACCGCATTCGACAAGAAAATAAACCAGATCGCCACCCGTCACCGGTGGAACATCGAAAAGCAAGCCCGCGCCGCTGTCCCTTGCTACATCATCGCCGCCCCAACTTATGAGGATGCCGGGAAGATCGTTGCCGTTCTGAACCGCTGCAAGGGCTTGCACCATGAAACATTGACCCCGATTCACTATGAATCGTGGGCGGTCAAGGTATATGACGCTGGACAGATCGCCACCGCACACCACACCCCGGAAGAGATCGCCGCCGTTGCTGCATCTTGCAAGATCGTTGACAAGGACGGCAACGAAAAGCCCGCCACCGCCGCGGACATTGAGATCATGTTTGCAGCGGACGAGCTGCACACGTTCGACTTCTGGAAGAAAGAGGGCAAGAGCGTCAAGAAAGGCGAAAAAGCGTTGCTTGAATGCTACTTGTGGAAGTACACCACGAAGCCCAGCAAAGAGCAGCGCGAAAAGGCCGCGGCAGAGGGCAAGGAAGCCGCACCCGATCCGCATTACTACCCTACGAAGTCCCATCTTTTCAGTTGCTTACAAGTTGAAAGCAGCCGCCCCGCGCCGCAAGCCCGATTCAAGTCCACGGCGGAGATCATCGCATACAACAAGCAGCTTGCCGCCGAACGCAAGGCCGCAAAGGAAGCCGCCGAAAAAGCAGCCGCCGAAGCCGCCCGCCCCGCGCCGATCATCGTTGAAGAGCACCACGAACTTCCCGAACTGGTTCACGTTGAACCGCTTCCCACGAAACCGGCCCCGAAGAAGCCCCGCACCACGAAAGCCGCCCCGGATGCCGTCAAAAAGGCAGAACAGGCCGCACGGGATGCAATGAACCGCTTTATTGCTGTTCCCGAAACCGACCGCGCCGGACAAGCCGCCGCCCTTGCTGAGTGGCGCACCGCACGAACCGCCGTAGAGGAAGCAAAGAAGCAGCCCGCCGCGCCGGTCGTCGATCTGGACAAGCTCGAAAAGCTGTTTGGTGAGCATTATTCCCGGCTGTACCGCTCTCACGATGACGACGAAAGCCACGAATACCGGGAAGCGGTGAAAGAGTTTGACAACCGTTCAAAGAATGACCCCGCGTTTCATGCGCTGGTGGATCAGTGGGTGCAGAAGATGCACGACTTTATCAGCAGCGACCGGGAAGCAGCCGCCTTTGTGATGGCCTTGCACGAACTCGAAGAAGAGCAGAGCAAGCCCGAAATGGTTCCCAGTGTCCAACAGCTCGACTTTGCAAGCATCGCCGCCGGTGTGCTGGCATGATTCCAGCGCGGACACTCTAGCCGGGTTGCACCGCACAAAGCAGCCCAGCCCCACACCCCGCCGGGGTGAATCACGAAAACGAAAAGGAGATTATACCATGACCGCCAACGAAGAGAAGAACGAACTTGTTGTTGTGGATGTTCCCAACGTCCATATCTACGCTTTCACCGTGTCCGGCTGGCCCACGCCCCGCACCGCCGAAGAGGTGTTGAACGCCGCCCGGAAGAGCACCGCCGAAAGCATCCAGCGGATCACCCAGATCATCGAGTCCGGCGACTACGAAAGCGACCGGGGATATTGGGAAAGCCGCCTTGCGCAAGAAAAGGCCCGCTCTTATGCCGTCATGACCTACGGCGAATGGCTGGACTTTGAGCGGGAAAAGCTGCTCACCCCGGAAATGGTCGAGATCACGAAACAGGACTATGAGAACGCGCTGAACGTGTTGCCGCCGCGCAACTGGCACACCCGGAACAACATAGAAGAGTTTTGCAGCCGGGAAATGTACAGCGGCACTTACACCACGCAATATGCGTTCCAGCTTGTAACGGGCCGCTACTTTGCGAAAATGGTTGATTGCGCTGATTCTTCCACATGGTTGAGCACGATTTTAGCCCAGCAGTGAAACGGATACCTTGACGGGCCGCACCGTAAAGCGACCCGATCCCAACACCCCGCCGGGGTGAATCAAACACGAAAAGGAGAACGAACCATGACGACCCCGAACGATAGCCGGGACTTTTACCCTACCCCGGACAATCTCGCGTGGGAAATGGCTTACAGCCTGCAAAGCACGAAATACGGCTGGAAGCACCTGCCGCAGCCCATCCTTGAACCCTCTGCCGGTGACGGCGCACTGGCCCGCCAGATTCACGCCATTGCAGAGATTCGGCACGATCCCAAAACGGGAGAACTTGACCGTTACAGCACGAGCAAGGCGAAAGAGTTTGATCTTGACTGTGTGGAACTGTCCAGCGACTTCCGCGCCAAACTGAAGAAAGACGGTTTCCGCGTGGTGCATGACGATTTTCTCACGTTCCGCCCCGCGAAGAAATACGCGGCGATCATCATGAACCCACCTTTTTCCGCCGGTGCTGCTCACTTGCTCAAGGCTTTAGAGATCATGAAAGACGGCGGCAAAATCCGCTGTCTGCTCAACGCCGAAACGATCCGTAATCCCTACACGAACGAGCGGAAAGAGCTGGCGCAAAAGCTAAACGAACTCAACGCCCAGATCAAATACATCCCGGACGCTTTCAAGAACGCCCGCCGCGCCGCCCGCGTTGAAGTGGCGTTGATCTCCGTTGACATTCCCGACAAGGAGCCAGTAAGCAAAATCCGGTTGGAACTCAACAACGAAATGACCGACCACCTGAAAGCCGATCCGCAGCTTGCCGCGCTGGTGTCTGCTGACCCCATCGCCGCCGCGGTGGAACGGTACAACGCAGCCGCCGAGGGCATCCGCCGTATCTACGAAGAGTACAACGGAATCAAGAGCCTGTTTTCTGCTGCTACCGCAGACGACAAGGAAACCGAAGTGCTGAACTTCAACAAGAGCTATAACGAAGCGATCCGCAGCTTGCGCGGCTTGTACTGGCAAAAGCTCTTTGACCTGCCCCAAATCCGGGACAACTTAACCAGAGCGATGCAAGACGAATATCACAACCGCGTTTCCGAACTGGTTGACTACGATTTCAGCCCTTACAACATCCTCACGATCCGGGAAGAAATGTCCGCCAACATCGTGCAGGGCATCGAAAGCGAGATCGTGGAACTGTTCGACGACTGGACGAATCTGCACTACAATTCCGAATACTCGAAGAACGTCCACTACTACAACGGCTGGTGTACGAACGAAGCGTACAAAGTCGGCAAGAAAGTGATTTTCCGGTGTCAAGCGTTCAGCGATTGGTCTGGGCGGTTTGAACCCAGTTGGAACGCGGAAAGCTGCCTGTCACGAATTGAACGCACCTTGCACTATCTGGACACGAACGGCAAGAAGTACAACGGTGATGATCTCCGGGCCACGCTGAAAGCTGCCGGGGAAGCCGGACAGAGCCAGAAAGTGCAATTCCACTACTTCACCGCCACGTTTTACAAAAAAGGCACTTGCCACATTGAGTTTTCAAATGACGACATTTTGAAGTCATTTAACCTGTTCGCCAGCCAGAAGAAAGGATGGTTGCCGCCGTCCTACGGCAAGAAAGCCTATCACGACATGAGCAAGGCAGAGCAGAAGATCGTGGACAGCTACGAGGGCGAAGCGAGTTACACAGACACCCTTGCACGGCATCTGATCCCCACGAAAGCCACGCTTTTACAGCTCAACGCATAAAACGGATACTCTAGCCGGGTTGCACCGTAAAGCAGCCCAGTCCCAGCCGCAAGGCTACCACAAAACGAAAAGGAGATACAAACCATGCGTGAATACGATCCGAACCATCGGTATCAGGTCATTACCTGCGCTTCCGCCGATTTCACCGATGAAGATATGAGTTTCCGCACCGTCGCCGAAGCCCGTACACGAATTGCCTATCTTGTCAAGGAGTATGCGGCAGACGGGCGCAATCTGGACGGAGCCGCGATTTTCGACCGCAAAACGAACTGCTGCACCCACCTTTTCGGGTGTGCGATGCTGTCCGCGTTCTCTGTCGATGTCGCCGCACGTTCCGCGCCCCGCAGATACCCCGATATGCCCGCGGCCAGCACGATTTACTACTTCATCTACTGCAAAGGCCCCGGAGATCAGCATTTCGCCCTCTGCGACCCGTGGGGCGGTAGGCGCGGCATGAACAAGGTTTTTGCGCCCCGGTTCACGAAAGATCAGGCGGACAAGGTTGTTGCACGAATGACCGAACGTAACCCCGGCTTTACCTTTCAGCGGCGACCGGCCCGCTGAATATCTGGACACCTTGACGGGCCGCACCACATGAAAAGCGACCCGATCCCACCGACCGGCGCACCGCCGGGATGAATTACGAAACGCAAAGGAGATTCAACTATGAAAATTACAATCATCGACACCGCCGCATACCTCGACACTCCCTATAACCCCGAATTTGTCAGCAAGATCAAGAACATCGGCGGCGCACGGTGGGACAGCTCCCGCCGGGAGTGGAAGATTCCTGCCGCCTGTGTGGAACAGGCCCGCGAGATCATGCGCCGGGTGTTCGGCGAGTGCGATCTGCCCGACGAAACCCGCCGGGTAAACGTCAAGCTGACTTTCAGCGAGAGCGTTTGCGGCAATACCCGCGAATCACTTATCATCTTTGGCAAGCAGATTGCCCGCGCTTATGGGCGGGACAGCGGCGCGGTCGTCGGCGGTGACGTTTCTTTCATCGAGGGAAAGCCCACCAGCGACGGAAGCCGCGCCAACTATTACGCCCGTGTTCCCGCCGGTGCGGTTGCTCTGCTGCGCAATGTCCCCGAAAGCATCCTGCACGAAGATTTACCGGACGGCGTGACTTATGAGATCATGCCGGATGAAACGGCCCCCAGCCGTGAAGCACTTCTCGCAGAGAAAGCACGGCTCACGGCGCGGCTTGCCGAGATTGATAAGTTGCTTATCTAATCCGCCCGAACAGCTTAACTACACGGCCTGCGTGGGCTTTATGATATTGCAAGTCCATAACGAGACAGAAAGGATGATTTTCTATGTTCACGCCCTACTTTGTCGATTCCACCGGCAAGAAGCACACGTTCCCTGACGACTTCGCGCTGAAAGGCGGTTTGGTTCTCGCTTGGCGACGCGGAGAAAGCGTCTTTGACTACCGGTATCGTCTGAAATCCAGCTACACCGGCGGGCACGACTACCAGCTGCATTCCATCCATCAGAGCTGCGACGGTTTCACGGTTCAATTTTCCTACGAGAGCGCAATCGGTGGAGAGAACTATTGCTTGTGATTCTTTGCCCCGGTTCCCCGCCGGGGCTTTTTGTGTTATACTTTCATCAACGAATTTTCTATTTTTCGTGCCAGAGATTGAACTATGCTTTACAAAATGCGTAAAAAGGAGGTCTTTTTGTGAACGAAGCCCAGTTTTTCGCGCCTTGGCGTGTTGTCGCCGAATTTGCCGACGATTCCCGCCTGACCTTTGACGGATTCACCGAAGAGCAAGCCCGCGCAGCTATGGAAGCCGCCCAGAACGAACACGGCGACATTGCGTGGTGGGATCATGTAACCGATGTAAATTACAGCGACGGCCAGTATTACAAGACGCTCCGCCAGCCGCCCACGGTTCATGTGGTAGATTTTTCCGGCTATGACGGCCCGCTGGATGAAAACGGTTTTCCGGTCGGTCTGCCGAACGAGATCAGCGAATACATGAAACAGCAGGGTGAGCCGCCCACCGTTCCGAAGATCATCTTCAAGAAGAACGAACCGAAAGAGGATAGCGAAACATGACCAGCGAAACCAACGAATTTGTCCGCCAGCTCTTGAACCAGATGCAGGAAGAAATGACTAAAGAATACTTCAAGCAGGAAAGCACGACTTCCCCCGAACGGTTAAAGGTGCTGGAAGCGGATGCAAAAATGCGGCTCTGCACCGTTCATCACCTTGCGCCGGAGAACGTCGATGTTTCCGGCCACGAAACCAGCCCCGGCACTTATACATTCACCGTCACCGAACGAATCCCGGTCATCACGTTCACGATTCCCACGAATTGAACACGAATTTTTTCCATCCCCTGCGGGCATCCCGCCGGGGATTTTCTTTTCTCGTTTTGTTGCTTTTATTCGCGTTTTGCGCTATCATTGAAGTGGAGATTTTGCGCCAGCCGAGAACGTCCCGGCCACACGCAAAAAAGAACATAACGAGGTGAAAATATGTGTCGTAATGTTACCCCCCCCCCCGACGAAAATAGGGTTCCAGAATGGGTGAACCACATTCCCACCGTTTCGGACGGCCCGCTGCTCAAAAGCTACCTTGCCGCCCTCAAAGCCGACATGACACCGACCTGCATTGACGGTCAGACCGGCTATTTCAGCAGCAGACACGGCAACTACGTTGTCACGCTGGACGTGCCGAACGGCTGTGTTTGCGGTAGCCACACCCGGCCTTGCAAGCACCAGTACCGCCTTGCAATGGAGCTTAATCTTATGCCCGGTGATTTCATCCACGATCCCGGCAAAATCAAGTACAAGCTGGACGGCGTAGATTTTGAAACTGCTGTTGACCGCATCGAGCAGCTTCCCACCGCGGCGCAAAAAGAGCTGTTCGGCATCCTGTCCAGCCTGTTCAATGGCAAGGTGTACAGCGGCACTCTTTCAGAGGATTCCGCCCGCGCTCTTGTTGGCGGCAACGTGCTTTTGTGGATTGACGATCCCGCCGGGTATCGGCTCTGCACTGATCTGGACAAAAGCTCTTTCATGCTAGACAAGTACCTGCGTCGGAAATTCGACTTTGACATTTACTTTGACCCCTATAACCGTGGCACATTCTCTGTTCCGCACGGCTGCACCGCCGTCTATGACGAGGACGATCCCGGCCACCCCTACACCGTGACCGCGCCGGATCGCACCGAACAGGACAAGAAGATCAACGCCATGCTTCAAAAGCATCACTGTGACCCGCTGGACGGCTTCACAGTGCGTTTTGGTGAGTGATAATATAAACTAACGCCCTCGACGGAGTTACCCGCCGAGGGCGTTCTATTTTGGCGTATTCGCAAGTTTGTTTTTCTGAGCGGTTCGGAGGATTTGCGGAAGCGGTTCATCGCACACGCGCATAGAGCTTTACCAACTTGCCTTTATAGACAGCTTTCCGGGCTGTTCCCTTGCCCGCTGTCCGGGCGACTGTTTCTGCCGGTTCTGGTAGATTTTCTATCACTTTCCCGGCATACCCAGCACACCGGCCCTTTTAATCGCGCGCGTCATACGCGCGGGAGAGGATTTCTTCGATCATGGGAATTTCATCGAACATCCCGCCCAGAACGGCCAGAGCCGCGTCTTTCCACCTCTGCGCGGTGATCTTCTTTTTGCCGATGGAAATTGCAATGCTTTCCCACGTTTTTTGTAACGACCGGTCAGCGTAGACGTACCGCCCTTTCAGGATCGTTTTGTAATCATCATTCAGGCGGTCTAATTTCTGCCGGATTTCCTGTAAATCCGACTTCAGCACGACCCGCCGGACAATCAGCTCATTTTCTCGGTTCTGGTACTCTTCGTTGTCGGCCAGCTTGACGGCAAGGGACGCGGTGCTGTCGCCGGGTGTGCTGCCATGTGGCATCCCGTCCATCGCAAGGCCCTTGATCGGGCTGTATCGGTCTTGCAGCTCGGCCAGCTCCATGTTGACACTATCAAGCTGCTTCTCGATCTTGCCATAGTAGAGCAAAATCTGTTCAGTGTCCTTTTTCTGCATCCGCGTTTATCCTCCTGCCTGTCAGCTCTCAGATTTCTTTCCCGAAGATCGGCTTCGTGCCGGGTTCTTCGTCTATTGCCGCTTCTATACCCGTGGCCTGCTCATAGCACTGGGCCATTTTGTAGTAGGCCACATATTCGCCGTCTTTCGACCATTCAAGGAACTGCCGGAAGTTGCCCTGTATCTCTTTCAGGGCGGCAGCGATTTCTTCTGTGGTGTAGCCCAGACCGTCCATGACCTCGACAAAGAACCGGGCCACAAGATCACCCGCGCCGCGGCGTTCATAGAGCTGCACCCTCTCCCACTCTTTGCGCGGCCACTTCTCGACCGGCAGGGTGAAGTCCTCTTTCATCTTGGGGGCCGTGCGCTTGCGCAGATTTTCCCGTGCTTTCAGTGTGCCGTACACGTTGGTTTCCAGCGTGTACACCTCACTCCGCCGGATAAGCTCTGCCTGCCAGCGTTCCACCCCGTCCCGATCAAGGTCGAAAAGATTCTGCGCGGCAATGATGGCGCAGTACGTCACCACCTGCTCAACAGCGGCCCGGTTGAGCTTCATGTTCTTCATGGTGTCGCCCTTTGCGACCACGCAGCGGTTGACAGCCTTTTCGTACATCATCTTCCGCACTTCAACAGGCGGCATAGATTTTCCCATGTTCTTCATCCTTTCTGTTTTGCAAGACTCTTCCACGCTTTGACCTCCGCCGCCGTGTCTGCGGTGATATGCTCGATGAAATGCCAGCCCCGCGGCTCGGCCACAAGGTCAATGAACATCCGGCGACGGTGTATGTAATCGCGCTGCTGCCGCCGGACAAACTTCGATTTCACTTCGACGGCTTCAACCGTGCCGTCTGCATAGGTCAGCACAAAATCCGGGGTATAATGCACCGCCGGGAGTTTCACCGCGTCATACTCTTTTTCTGGCAGGAGCAGGAACGTGCGGTGCAGCTCCACTTTCACGATCTTCCCGGTCTGCACTTTGGGCAGAATCGTCCCCATGTAATATTCGTACTCGCCCCGGCTGTCAAAGTCCATGCCGATTTTTTCAGCAGTGGCAACTGCGTCGGGGACAGACTTCGGCAAGGCGCACTTTCCCCGGCTTCTGGCCGCGATCTGCGCTTCTGCCTGCGCCCGGTATCTAGGCGGCAGGTCGTCCAGCGTCAAACGGTTCAAGGCTGATTCCTCCTATTCCTCCGCTGTTCCGGCTTGCGGTACAGGCGCACGATCAGGTGGCGGGTGGCGTTGCCGGTTATGATGCACTCGCACCGGTGCAGGGTATAGCCGGGGTACATCCTCTCCCAGTAGTCTCGATCTTCCAGCCGGTTCTCGCAAGCGTCTTTCAGCCGGGTGCGGCTCATTTTCCCGTCATTTGGGCGTGGCATCTTCGGCGGTTTCAGCCCGCGGCTTTGCCGCCAGTGACGTTTGCAGCGCACGTTCTTGGTGATGTACTTTGCGAGGGATTCAATGCTGTTGTGGTCAAATTCCAACGGCTCACAACGCGATCTGCCGCGCTTGCCCCATGCCTTTTCCACCATTTCACGGGTCAGCCCCGCCGGGTGGGACATGATAACATGATGATGGTGACGACCCAGCGGCTTGTCCCCGTCCATCGTGCAGTATTCCGAAACCACAATCCACTTCGGGTGTTCGATTCCGTTTTTGTCGCAGATACGGTACAATGCTTTGATGGCATTGGAAAAATCCCGGTCGGCACGTTGCAGATCACCGGGCGCAGGGTGGTGTTCTTCGTTGTAGGTGTATGTAACGGAATAGTCACCGGGTCGGAAGTTCCGATTTGCCAGCAGTTCCAAATACCGACCACTCTTGCGCAGATTATACGATTCCTTGGCAATGCTGGTGGCAAGCTCTTTCTTTTTCCGGGTGCTGGCCTTGTGCTGCTGCTCTGTCACCTCGAAGAAGTCCACCTGCATAGAGGGGGCCGTGGCATAATTCATACCGCAGATAAATTTCTGTTCCCGAACTCTAAAGCCGCCGGTCATATTCTCCACGTCCTCCTTTCCGCAAACATCATGGAATTTTCTTAATCATGGGCCACAAACACGAGAGGGGGAACGATGCAGAGGGGAAACACCGGGCCGCGTTCCCTTTGCTCTCTATCCCGGTAGGCTGCTGTAACGCCGCCCTCGTTTTCCCTCTGCACTCCCTTTCCCCGTTGGGGTCAGGTGCATCGTTCCTGTTCTACTCTCTCCCTGTGTCCCTTAGTTTATCTACGGTATACAAGCCCCTTGCCGCCTCGTCAGGGCGGCAATTTAACGACGGGTGTTTTCTATATAATATAGATAGGGGCTTTGACGGGTTACTCAGACAAGCGACATGATCCACTCTGTCAGGTTTTGCAGCAGCACCGACAGCAGGTTTGACAACACAATGCCGACACACAGCCACCAGAGGGCGATTGCGGCCAGTCTGCGGATTTCCGCCGGTTCAAGTTTTTTCATTTTGCTCTTTCCTTTCTTCCCATGCAGGGCAGGTATTTTCCGGGTCAGTGAAGTCCGCCCGGTGCTCAGAATTTCCGTTGAAGCACACCCATGTATAGCCGTCATGCCATGCACAGGTGGAACATTCTTTTTTCATGTTCTGCGCCTTTCTTCTATAATCGAACCGCACACTGGGCAAAAACTCCCGGCGCAATCGTCCAAACGGTGATCGCAGTTAGAGCAAAACGGCACTGTGTATTCTTCGAGTTTCAAAACCCGCTGTGTATAAACCGGCTTTCCATCGTACAAACACTCGTTTGTCGGAACAGGATCATATACGACAAACTGCTTGGGCCGTTTTCTCCATGCGATGTGCGCCACCGGGCGCACCCCCTCCGGGGCGACCCTCGGTGCGTTCTCAACCACGCATATGATCTGTTCCACTTCATCTTCCATATCCGGGTTGCTTTCGCCGCCCAAAATTTCAGGCACGTTCTCCCGGATTCTCCGAAGCAGCTCTTCCGTGTTGGTAAACTGTTCCATCTCAATTTCTCCCAGCTTTCAGCGCACATTCCGTGCAAACAAACTTCATATCCGGGTTGACCTGCAAAACCAGCTTCGCGTTGTTGGTCTGATACCAGCACTCCCGGCCACACTCCGGGCAGATTTTTAACTTCCAGTCTGCCTCCCGTGGGTGCTGGATGTTCTTTTTCAGCGGCATCATGCCGATTGCCTGTAAGACACTACCCATGATCTTCACCTTTGCCTTTCAGTTTCAGCTCTATTTTCGGCTGTGGCTGATCGCTGCGGTTCAGCGGCGAATAATAGCTGACGCACCCCGCAACGCCATCCGGGTTATCATGCCATGACAGCGCGTGGCGAATGACCAGCCAAACAATTTCTGCTCTGTACGGAATTTTCATCACATCCGAAATTGGAGCAGGGAAAACGCAACGATTATACAGCTTTTCCATTTCCTCCCGCATGGTATTCCGCCGATGCAGGGCAACGTCAAAAGCATTCTCCCGCTGCTCGTTCGTCTCATACACATTGTTTTTCAGATCGGAATAAAATTTTTCCATGCAGAGATCGTCCGCCATATCCCAGAACTGACCCATGTGCAATCTCAGATACCACTCACAGGCTGTCTTTACCGCTTCTGCCACCGGTCGGCTCATGGTGATTGTCACTGTTTCCACTTCCGGCACGGTTTTCTTTTTCTTCTCCATGACTATCCTCCCTTGCGCCGGGCCAGTTGTTCCGCTGGCCGTGTTCAAACTTCTTCGCCATTGCTGCCACCTGAATTGCTTCGACAGCCAGATTTACTGCGGCTTCCCGAATGGCTTTGAAATCGTCTTTCGGCACAGTCTGGTTTGCCTTGACCATGTTCCACATCCGGGTTTCGATGTAAAGTTTCAGCGGCACAATCGCCCGTTCCGCTTCTTCCAGCTCTTCCCGAACAACATTCTGTCCCTCGTGCGGGCTGGCGAACTGGGGGAAGCGTTTGTTTGCTGCTTCCAGCTCCTTGTTTACCAGACGGCGAACATCTTTTCTTACTGCGTCCATTATTTTTTCTCCGTTTCCAAATTTTCAAGTTCTTCTTTTGGCACCTCAATTACCGGCCCTGCAAACGCAAACGGAATAAATGCCGGGTGCTGCATTTCTGCATAAAATTTACCTTTTTGCACAGCTTCTTCCCAGCTTTTCGCCGCGATTCTATAACCAACTACCGGTGCTGGTCCCGGTGAATCTATGTGCTCTGTCCCGCTAAACATCACATCGTATTCTTTCTCGACCGTCGGTTCTTTCTCGATCAACTCCACCACGGCCAGCATTGCTTCTTGATATGCGAGAAATTCCTTGCCTTCATATTCGCAGCCTTTTCCCGTCGTGTCGATCTGCTCCAATAAATGCTGCTTACTTATCATTTCGGCCATGTTTCTTCTCCTGCCAGCATTCTTCTTGCACAGAACTGGTTATAGCAGTCCTTGCACGAATACCGCTTCCAGACAATTCCGTCCGTGTTTTCTTCTCCACAATAGACCATTGGCCTACCGCAATTCTGGCATATCGGCCACTTTGGAGCAGGGCGCGGAACCACATTTGCCGCCGGTTCCTTTTCCAGAACAGACACAACACCGTCATAGATTTGCGATATTCTGATTTCCGGCGCGGGACCGGTTGAAAACGGATTGCTCGCCGCTTCCGCGACTTCTCTTCTTTTCTCGCATTTTAGCCGTTCGATCAGCTTCGTTGCGTTGATGTATTTATCTTGCATTTTTCTTCCTCCGTTCAGAGACGGTCTATGTCGTCCAGCAAGTTACCGATCAACCAGTTGCCAGCCTTTACAGCAGCGTTCAGCCAGTAAATTACCCATTGCGTAACGCCAACGGTCGTTCTGTGCAGAATCGACTTTTCGCTTTGCTCCTTTAGCTCCTTTTTTTCTTCGATTCTAGTCGTGCTCAAATACCTGTAACTCTCTTTGAGATTCCGGTTATCCTCCCGTAATTCAAAATTTTCAGCCGCTATTCTGTTCACGGCTTCTTCAAGAACTTTATTTCTCTCGGCCAAAAATTCAGCATCTTCGGCGGTATACGGCGGACACATAACTCTGACGTAAAATTCTGGTCTACCTCTCATTCTGTGTCCTCCTTGTCGTTTAATTTGAACCCCAGAAAATCAGCAACGCCATAATTTCCACCACCGCAGGAATGACATTCGTAGAGCGTCGGTTCCATTACCTCTTCCGGCTTTTTCTGGCGGACAGCCCGATACATTATGCCCATTACAAACTGCTGGTTTCCTTTCTCTCCGCCGGTGGAGCAATCCACATACTCTTTTCCGCACAGGCGGCACTTGTACATAGCGTCAAGCCTTTTCATTGTCTGCTTCGTCCTCCGCTTCATCCGGCAGGTCATCGAATGTCTGTTCATGCTCTTCCTGTTCGCCAGTATGCGTTTCTGCCATCATAGCTACCAGCTCTTGCAGTGTCGCTTCTGCATATTCGTTCAGGGAATAAGACGTGACAGCAGCGCGTACTCTCATGCCATTTTTTACCACATAGTACGTTCTTCCGTCAGCGCGTTTTCTTTGATAGTAGCGAATAAACCCGTTGTTCTTGATTTCGTCCTCAACCGGTGCAAGCTGCGACCAGCAGATAAGGCCGACCATGTGTTTATCTTCCGTTGTGACCGGGATAAGGATTTCTCCCATGTAGTAAATGCCGACGGCCATTTTCTTTACTTCTACTTCGCCCTTAACCGTGTCGTCCAGATTGAACCCCTCAAGATCGCTTTTGTATGCGCAATCAAAATCGTTGTAGACCACCTTTTCGATCATGGTATCTTCGCTGATTCCCAGCAGCGCACCCATTTGGCTGCGGTTCAGCGGGAGCGGGAAGCCTGTCGCACAGTAGATAGCCGATGCTGTTCCAATATAAAAGTCGTCGCTCTTGATATTGTGAAAGACGTTGCACACAAGCTGTCGTTTCACCATCTTTGTAACTCCCGAAAGTTTCATATTCAAACCACCTTTCTGATAACTGCAAACGGCGCATATCCGGGAAACTGTTCGTCTGCGGATTTCTCCGCCGCTTCACCGGCTTCGCGTTCCGTTTCCGCTTCAAATTCCTGTCCGATGATGATGCACGGCGCAGTCACGCCAGCACCATTCCAACCGGCAACGCTGATGTAGTACCTGTTCACAAGTCCCGCACCTCCGTTACACTGTCCACTTGGATTTTCTGGTACTGCGGGTAGTACAGGGCCGCTTCTTCTTTTGCCTTGTCCGCTGCGTCAAGTGCTTTCGGTGCTTCTATGCGGTACGGCAGATAGGCCGGTGTTTCCTGCCTATGGCGGTTTGCGTTGCTTCTTGCTCTGCTGCACCGCAGCATGACTAAGTATTTCGGCATTGTCCTTTCCTCCTGTTAGTTTCGGGCATTTCCGGGCTTGAACCGGTAGGGGCCTGTCCCCATGCTCACAGAATGGAGCCGCCGCGCCGGGCGGCTCCGGTAGGAGAAAATCAGTTGATCCCGTTGATGATGGGAATACTGCCATCACCGCCAACGTATGTAGGCAGTTCGCCATTCCAGAGGGAATCGACGTTTGTGATCCGGTAGTATTCCAGCAAATTGCTATTCAGGCTGTCATTGAGGGCGCGGTTTGCTTCCGCTTTCTTTTCGGCAACGTACAGCTCCGCGTCCGCCGCAACCTTGGATTTCTCCGCTTCGGCATTGGCCGCGATCAAATCAGCGTCCGCCGTTGCCTGCGCTTCGACGCGGCGTTTTTCCGCATCGGTTTCCGCCTTTTCCTTTTCCTGCTGAGCCTTTACTTTGGCTTCAACGGCATCCGTAAAGGTATCGGTGAAGTCGAAGTTGGTGACGCTGATATACTGCAAGTCAATGTTGTACTCTGCCAGTACTTCCCGCAGCTTCGTGTCCATCTGTGATGCAACGGCATCCCGGTTCGAGATAAGACTGCTTGCATCGTAGTGGGCGACCACGGCCTTGACCGTTTCCTGCACACGGGGAGTAATCAGAGTGTCCTCGTACTTCTTGCCGACCGACTTGTAAATCGTCATGGCATTCTGCTGGTTGATCCGGTAGCCAACGGCAACGCTCGTGGCAACTTCCTGAATGTCAGAACTGAACGCCGATAAATCCATGTTCATTTCCTGAACACGATTATCCATCTTGACGATAGACTGCCACGGCGACTTGAACACAACACCAGCGTCCTTTGTGCCATCTTCGACTTTGCCGAACGTGGTCACAATGCCTGTGTAGCCGGTGGGAACGTATGACACGCAGGACACACCGATCAGGATAACGGCGACCACGCCGGGAATAAATGCTGCGGCCTTGCCCTCTTCGGACAAGAGCAGGACGGCCAGCGCAACCAGCGCGGCTACCACTCCGATGATGAAAAAGATCATATTTCCTCGCTTTCGCTCATGTGCTTATGTACGGGCGAAAGCTGCGGTGGGGTCTGATCGTGGGAGGTTCGGTTTCCACCATCTTCCTCTCATGTTACTCGTCCTTTCTTTTCTTGAAGTCTATAAAGCACTCCTTTTCATCTATCGCAAATTCATCAGCATTCCACGATTCCTTGCAATCCAAGCAATATGCCGTCTGGCATTCAACCGGCCCAGAAGAGCTTTTGGTTCTTTTCTTCAGGAGTTTTCCTCTTTTTCCAAGCAACTGATCGTAAGAGAATGCCCAATGATCTGACACAACAATTTGTCCGCCGCAGACCGGGCAGGCTTTACATTTCGTTCCCTCGTGCATCCTGTTCCTCCGTGAAAATATCGGTATATTTCGTGTACACCTTTCCGTTATGGAAGTAGATGTTATGATCGCACTGGGTAATGTACCACCAGAGCTTCTTGTGATGCTCCGTCAGCAAATCGTGGAGGTGGTAGGTTTCCTTGTAGTTTTCATCTACCCGCTGGCGGAAAGAAAGTTCGTCAATCTCTTTGCTGCCCGCCACATAACCTGCGATGAAAAGCACATCCTGTTCGGTCATATTGTCGTCAACGACAAATACCACGCGGACTATCTCACCGAACTTTCTTTTAACGTGGAGCAGATCGTCGAATTTATGGACGTGGTACACCACTCGTTCAAACCAATTAAGCGGGAAGTCTTGCACTTCCGGGCTATCCGGGAGATAGCTCGTGTGCATTTCCAACTTGACGTTTCGCCGTTCTGCCGTGTGGAAAAGGCCCTCGTAGAATGACCAATGATCTTTCCAATGGAACAGCGGATCGCCACCACCGGACACCGAAACCCACTCCGGCCTTTCCTTGCAGAGCACCTTGTTGAGCGGTTCCTGTGTGCTGAAATTGTCTGTTTCGCTCATTTTCAGGCCATTATTTCTTACGATGCACTCCGGGCAGGTGTAATGACACCCGAAGTTCGTAATAATGCTGACATACTTTCCGGGATTTGCGTTGACGCTACGCATCGGCATAACTGCTTTTTCATTTTTCATCTTGTTCACCTTATTTGTAGTTCTCAAACTTTGGGCAACTCCTAAAGATCATCGGGCTATTGCACCATCGTTGAAGCCGTCGTATCTCTCTTGGAGCATTCGGTTTATCGTATACCATCACATACGGGTCATATCCCATATCGCGCAGGGTGTATATCCGATACAAGTTTTCTTGCATTGTGCTGTTGTAATTTGTTAGCACATATACCGTTCCAAATCTTCCATGCGGCTTGTGGCGAGCCATCCTTGTATATTGCCTAAATTTTTCTTCTAAGTTGTCCGCTGGATCGTCCCACGCAAAATGGATGTTCTTGACCCTCATTTCATTTATGTCTGCAATGTCCGCATCGTTTATCAGCCGAATGTCAAGCCCTTGCGTGAATACAATCTGCGCTCCGGTTTCCTTGTACTGGCTCATAAGTTCCCGCTTCTCTCTGCAAGCTGTAATGTTCGGATCAAGAACCCGTATTTCTTTTTGCCCATTCCAGAAGTCGCTCACATTTGCTACCTTGACCGAGCAGCGGCCCTCTTTTGCAGCCACATGGCAAAATGCACATCCTCGCGGGCATCCGCGGCTCGTCATGCTCACCGCAAAATCAAACTGCGGGTAAATCGAATGGTCCGGGAATGCTTTTTCTACTTCTTTTGGCAGATCAATGTCTTTTGATTTATCAAAGATTTCTTTCCCGTCAATAGTCTGTATCGCGTATCCAGTTCCGCCCTTTATAACTCGATCGGCATTCAATGGTTCTGGAACATCCGTGCTGTATGTGTCGGAAAATATCTTACTCATGTACACAATGTCGTAATGGATAAAGTCGCTCCACCACCACTCCACATCATCGCCCTTTGCTTTGTGATACGATGAAATTCTCATTAAAGCAAGATTCGGGAAATTGTGTCCATCTACATCAATCAATCCTATTTTCATCGATCCATATTCCGCTCCTTTATTTTTTCGGCGGCATCTGTTCCGTTATGGCGAGAATCGGCATTGCTGCTCTTTTTCTTTTTTCTTCGAGGTACTGTTTCCGAACATGGATTGCGATGTGCTGCGGCAAGTAATTGCGGTAAATCTGCGCACAGCCCTGAAATTTGTAGGCGTTGTGCGCGATTATCAGAACTCTTATCCCCAGCATCCTTTCTTTTTCCCGCGTTTCCATCATACCGGAAATCATCTTGTAGAAATCTTCATCTTTCACTGTTCTTCCTCCGCATATTTTGTAACCTCGCATTCCAGTTGCTTCGCCATGCTTTCCATCCATTCTTTTTGTTTCTGTGGATCATGTAGCTTGCGAAGCTCAATTTGATCTCTCATTGAGATCTTCGTATTGGCTATAACTCGTCCCATCCTCAACGAAACAAGAACTTCGCCTGTATTTTTCGGCCTTAAAACTTGCGTTTGATAGCCTACGCGCTGATATTGTTTAAGAACATCTTCAAGAATTTCTTCAAGGCCGTTCACCTGTTCACCTCTCTTATGACCCACACCCGATGTTCGCCGTACCCGCTCCACGACAGCGCGTTCTCATGGGTATCAACTGCAACATCAATGTGCGTTCCCTGCACTCCCGCGCCCTTGTCCTGCACAATGCGGATGCCCACATTCTCAATGTACAGAACCGTTCCATACGGAAAGATTGACTGATCTGCCGCCACGGTTACGCCCGCCTGTATCGGCTGGCCGCTGGCTGTGATTCCGTGACCCTCTCCGCAGATATGCGGGTATTGCTCGGTGCAGTAAGCCGTGCAGAAAAACACTCCTGCATCTTCCAGTTCAACTTTCCAATCGGCCAGAGCATCAAGGCGAAGCTGCATAGAATCTATAACCTCTTCGTCCTCTACTGCCCGGTCGATCCAGTGCTGCGCCCGGCTTGCGTAAATGTCCCGCTGCGTTTCAAGGTCAGCGATCCGGCTTTTCAGCGCACCAGCCTTTGCGCAGTTGATGATTTCAGCGGCGCAGACCAGAGCCAGAATCGCTTTATCTCTTCTCGTCACTGTTCCACCTCTTTGGATTTGATCGCCAGCCACCACAGCGCGGCGTGAAGCGCATACTTCGGGCAAGCCTGAACCGTTGCCATGCCTGCCACGATCGGAATCGCTTCTTCGATTTCCTCTTTCTTCGGCATCGACGCAAGATCAAACCTCGCCCGTGCCACCTTTTCCAGAACCCTGATTGCATCAACGTACAGCACGTTCTCAACCTCCTATTTGATTTTTTCTATCCTTGTCACGGTAATCTTTTCATACTCGTGGCGGTGGAACTTTTGGATTTTGCGGCGGGCGTTGTACTCTGCTTCGCTCTCACCCCAGCCGTTGACGCGGATCGTGTGTACATCCGTTTCGTCAGCGGTGCAGCAGACGACAACTACTTTGTATCTCTGCATTGGCTTTCTCCGTTCAAATTTCTTGTGCGGACGGTCGGGATCGAACCGACCTTTCGGCTCAGAGTAACAGGGGAGCCGTTCTTCTCCATTGCGCATCCGCATAATAGACACCCGCCGCCTTGCTGAACTCTAAGAAAGACAGGGCGGCGGGGCGGTCTGGTCTACCAAACCAGACCTACCGCCTTTGGCTTGGGTGGATCGGACAAGGCATTTCTTCGCTCATGCAGCGGGCATACCTTTCAACCTCCGTCGTTGTCATGCAGGTATGGCTTGACGCTTCGCGCCTGCCGGTGCAGTCCGGCTTCCATGATTTCAAGTAAAGCAGGTGCGGACGGGGTTCGGCCCCGCTTGCGGTGGTCGGTCGCGCATCCAACCGCCCCGCACCACATATAAAAGCCGCCCCGCTGACGCGGCGCAGGGCGGCTTGTTTACCTCGAAAGATGTTTTGTATCAGCAGCACCCTTGTTGGTTTTCTCGTAATGCTCACAGTTCAGGTTGTACCCATCACACGGCGCACACTTCGCAACCGTGATTCTGAACGTGTGGCGACACTGTTCGCTCTTGCGAACTTCCTTTACGGTGGGGCTTCTAATATGTACTTTCATGTTCTTACTGCTTCCCGAAGATGCCTTTAAGAATTTCTTTCAGCGCACCCTCGTCCCGGACAGGGTTGAAACCGCTGCTCATATCGAACGCACCGTTGCGGTTCCCGAACTCCGCCTTGCGCCGCATCGCCATAATGCGAATGGTTCCCACGATTGCCCTCTCCATCGCATCTACCGCTTCTGCGTCGTTAAGGCTTTTGAAAATGCCGTCAGCACCTTGCGCCACCAGAAAGCCCAGCTTGTACGGACTACCTTTCGCCTTTACCTGCGAGCATCCTTTTCCCTCGTCCACCACCGACAATTCAGCCGGTTCGTAAAAGCACTTTTCCATGTCGTTCATAACTTTGTCCTTTCTTTGCTTGAAGAATATTCGGAAGTGGCGGCGCATCCCAGAGTCAGCACTGGGCGGCGGGGCGGTGTAAATTCCCCGCTTGCACTGGCTGCGCCATAGAAAGGAGCGGTGTCGTACAGCGCAATGCTTCCGCTCCTGCCCGTGCGGGTCGCCCTGCCGTGTTCTTTTCATCCCCAGCAGGTAAGATGCCGGTCTTGCGGAAACCGGCTGACCGGTGCGCTCCCTAAGTGCCCGGTCATGTGGCAGGCGTGTTTCGGTACGCCCAGACCGTTTTTATTTGAACCAGCTCTTTGCTTTGTCCCAGTTCTGAACAGCAAATGCAACGAGCCACAATGCCGTTGGAATTTTCCAATCAAATACCCACCCTGCAAAACAGCAGATCAGGTAAACCGGAGTGGCGAACGAAGCCCACGATAGGCCCAACGCAAACCCCATGATAAAGCACTCTACAAAATAGATCAGCATTTTCTCTCCCGGCTTTTGGCTGCGCTACCGCGCAGCCCATCAGCTTTTCAGCGTTCAGCTTTCTGCTTCTTCTTGAAGAAAGCGGAACGGCCCCCGCCGCCCGTCCGCGAACTAGAGCGCGGATTGCTGAGGTCCAAGTTGAACACACCGGCACTCCCGCCATTGCTCCAGCGGCCGCCGCGGAACGGAATGTATTCGCCCTCAGTTGCATCAATGTAGCAGTAGGCTTCTTTCTCCCCGGCGAACAGCGCATACTCTTTGAGCATTTCGCTCTTGCATTCCGTCTTGACCTTGCCCCACTCAGAGCTGCCCACGCCGCCCGCTTCATCGTTGTCAGTGGTAAACACGATCTCGCTGCCGGATGCGGAAACATACACTGGTGCGCCCTTATCGTCCGTCAGCAGCTTCCAGTCGTCGCCGCACTGGGTCAGGTCGGTTTCGGGGAGTGCTGCATCGTTATTCGCGGCCACCATCAGCACACCGTTTTTAATCCGCAGACCGGCCAGCACTTCCCAGATATTGCCGCACAGATCGTGGACACCGGTTTTGGTGTGATCGTGCGTCCACGTTTCCGGGCCAGTTCCGGTGAGCGTCCGATTGCTGTTCGGTGCTTTCTGGCCGTGCTCCTTATGGTCTCCATGCCATGCGCCGTAGTCGGTGTTCCCGTGCGGCAGAGTTCCCAGTTTCAGACTAAGGTTTGCAAGGAAGCCCCACTCTGCTGCCGTCATTGGATGCCAGCCCTCGCCCTTGCTGAAACAGGCTTTGGAGAAGTCGTCCAGCGTGATGTTTCCCGCCGGTTTCTGAAACGGCAGGCTGTACGGCTTTCCGTTAATCATCACATTGGGGTACACGGAAATATAGATTTCGTCGTATACCTCGCCGCCGATGATGAACGCCGGGTGCGGCTTGTCGCTGCCACCGAACAACTCTTTATTGCTCATGCGGCGGAATCGGTGCATGATGGACGGAATGCCCGCATCGTCATAGATTGCCACCACGTCCCAGTCTGCGCCGGGTGCAACTTCTTTCGGCGTGGTCAGCGGCTTCATATCTCCCGTGTTCAGTTCTTCCGGATCACGGCAACCGTCCTCGAAAACGGAGGGAGGAAGAGCCGGGAAGTAAAATCCGGGTGCGGCATACTTGTCCGCCATGTCAAGGAATCTGCCGGACAGCTCCCGCACCATGTCGTCGCTTCCCTCTGCCCTCATGCTCAGGCTCATGTAGTCAAGTTTCACTTTCGCCATGTTCGTTCTCCTTTGCTGCTTTCATCTGTTCACGCCGTTTCTGGCGTTCCTCAAACTTGCGACGTTCCTCTTCTTCCCCTTTTCGGCGGCGTTCGGTTTCTTCGTACCGCCACTGGCCATAGGATTTACCCGCTGCATCCGCCTGTCGAACATCCAGCATCAGCCGATCCGGGGTAATGCGAGTTTTGCGCTGCGCACGTTCCGCCGGGGTGGTCTGGCTCTTTGCATTGCAGATCGGACACAGTTTGATGAACGGTGACTCCGCAATGAATGTTTCCTTACAGGCCGTGCAGGTCTTAAACATCGGCATTTTCGGTGTCCTCCTGCTTCTTATGATGGATGCTGCGGCGGGCATCGCAGATTCTTTTCTGCGCCAGCTCTGCGCTGTACTCGCAGTTCCCGTTCTTGTCCACCCGCCCGGTGTCCCCGCGGCGAAGCTCGTTATAAATAGTGGAGCGGTGAACCCTCAGAGTTTCCGCGATGCTCTCCACGCTGATCCTATCGAGGTAATATTTTTCCAGCTCCCGACGATCCTCAATCGTCAAATGTCTGCCGCCCAA